TGCTGGCAATGGCGCGTCATTTGGGGTTGGTGGAAGAATACTTAAGTGAGGACTACAATCGGGTAAGCATTGACGTACTTGATAACAACTACGTGATTGTGTAGCTTATTGAGATTAAGTCTAAATTAGGCGGGTATGGAAAAGACAAGGTTAAGACCGATAATGGAGTGCAAGCGTAGGTGCGGAGAGCTTGGGCTGGATTTTATTGGTGTGCTGGATGAATACTTGACAAACGGGTGGGTCTATTCAGGCGAAGAGTGCTTTGTAATGGCAAAGGTTGTTGAGAGAGAAAGTTTATTTGAACTAAATCTCAATAAGGGGCTTGACAAAGACACATGGTTTGTTTATGCCTTTGTGGGAAACATGAAGAGGCTGATGGAGATTATCCCGTTTCGGTTGAAATATATAGCGTTTTGCAGGGATAATGGAGCAATCAGGGTGTATGAGGCGGATAAACTGTTAGCAAGATTGGAGAAAGTATGAAGAAACTTATTGCAATGATTAGCGTGATGGTGCTTGGCGTGGCTGTTTGGGCGGCTGATAAAACTTTTTCTCTTGCAAGTGCGAGCGGCGCAACTACCGCTTCGATTACGAACGACTCAGTTGACCAAGTGTGGGTACTGAAAGCCGTTTATGGTGTATCTGGAGCAACTAATGATACGGTCACTCTAAGCAAAACGTCTGGCGGTGCTGACATTCCAGTAGGTTCCGACGTACTTGGTGCTGAAACTGCGGTACAGATTACCGTTCCTGCGCTGATTGAAATACGGCCTAGTGAAGTTTTCAAGATTACACGGACGCTGACAAATACGACTCTTAAAGGGTTCGTAGTAACGGGAGCAAACTAATATGGGCGGCGGGGCACCAAAAGCACCTCCGCCTCCTGCGCCTCCACCGACCGAAACGTCTATGGATGTGCAACAGGAAACGGAGATTGCTAGGAAAAAGGCGAGTAGCACGGCTGGGCGTAAATCTACCGTGCTTACTGAGCAGGTAAATACTGCAACGACTGGCGGCAATACAGTTCTCGGATAAAGGGGAATTTCGTATGGATGGTAAAAACTACTGCCAGATGTGGGACGAGTTAGGTTCGACTGGTTGCGTTGAAAACTGGAAAACACTTTGGCAAGAGTGCGCTGATTGGTGCTTACCATCCAAAGACAACATCACGAAGATAACGATTGGCGGGGAACAGAAGCCTGTCCAGCGGATGATTGACACCTGCATTGAGGCAAACTACAACTTTGCTACAGGCTTTTTCTCACGAATGTTTCCGGCTGGTAGCATTTGGGGTAAGTTCAAACACCCGTTACCGAAAGTTAATGAAGTTCCTGCGGTTGCTGAATACTTTGAGAGTTGTTCGCGCATTATCCACGGTTTGCTGGCTGAATCAAACTTCACTCAGGAAATGCAAGAGAGCCTGATTGATATGGGGCCATTTGGCACGAACTGTATCTACGTTGAGCCTGATGATGATAGCATTGTAAACTTCCGGTCATTTACGATTGGGAGTATTAGGATTGGCGTTAATCACAAGGGGCGCGTTGATACGGTAGGGCGTGAAGTGAAGCTCAATTCGCGGCAGATGTTGCAGGAATTTGGAGAAGAAGCGTTGCGGAAAGCTGGCTTAGACCAAATCATGGCGCAGATCAGCCTGCAAAAGAACGAAATCTATACCGTTTACCACCTTGTTTTCCCGCGAAAAGATTACAACTCAATGATGAAAGACGCGAAAAACAAGCGTTTTGCTTCTGTTTATGTTTGCGCTAAGAATAAACAGGTTATCCGTGAAAGCGGATATGACATGATGCCGTACTTTGTTGGGCGGTTCTCGGTAGGCAATAACGAGGTTTACGGGCGTTCTCCAATGATGAACGTGCTTGGAACTACGCGCAGAACAAATGTGATTTACAGGGGGATGATAGCGGTATCAGAACTTAACGCTATGCCGCAGTGGTTGACTCCAGACGATGATTCTGTGAAGGGGTTGAGCAATCGGGCAGGCGCGGTTATCCGGTGGAGAGCTACAAACCCTAACGGCAAGCCTGAACGTTTGACCGATAATGGCAACCCTGCAATGGCAAAAGAGATTTACGAGATGCACGAAGACGACATTCGCCGTGCGTTCTTCAATCACCTTTTCAGGCCGCTTGATGAATACCGTAACATGACGGCTTATGAGGTTAATGTGCGCCAGTCTACGGATTTGATGAGCCTTACACCGTTTGCTGGACGCTATTATGACGAAGTAGTCAGCCCGATGCTGTCTTATGTGTTCTACTTGGCAGACAAGGCTAAGATTTTGCCTGAACCGCCGCCCGAACTGCTTGAAAATCCAAAGTTTAAGATTGAATACATTGGTCAATTATCGCTGGCAACGATGAGTTTTGAGACTACTGGAGCGTTCTCGACAATGAATATGTTTGCGGAAGTGGCGCAATACATTCCAGCGGCTCAACAGGCGTTCCAAAACGTAGACTTTGATGATGTGTTCAGAAAGACATGGTACAACAACAACGCCACCATGACCTCGTTACGTCCAGCAGAAGATGTGCAGGATGAACGCGCGGCACAGGCGCAAATGGCGGCACAGCAAGCCAAAGAGCAGTCTACGCTAATGGCGGCACAAGCGGCTGGTATGGCGAGCAAGCGACCGGAAGAAGGAAGCCCGACAGCAAAGGTTATGGAAGCGGCTGGAGCATAAAAAATGAAAGAAAAAGACCCGATTGTCTTAGCGAGTCAGTATTTCAGCACATTTAACACCGAACACGGCAGAGCGGTATTAGCTGACCTTGAAGATTTATTGCAAGGAGCAGAACCGCTTGACCCGCAAGACGGGAAATCTCACGTACAATTAGCAGTCCGAGCGTCTTTGAGAGATGCTTGGGATTATATCAACACACTAGCCCAAGGAGAATAGAAATGCCCGACCCAATCGTTACAGATACCGCAACAACCGCGCCTGTAGTTACCGCCCATGCATCAACAACGCCTGATGTTGCAACGCAAAGCACGGCTATAGCACCAGCTACCGCGACAGCATCGTCAGCAAAATACATGGTTGGAGAGGATGGGTCGTTTTCACCTGATTTCAAGACGATGATTCGGGAAGATTTGCGCGGTCACAGCGTTCTGGATAAGTACAAAACACTGCCAGACCTGATTATAGGAACGATTAACGCGCAGTCTACGCTTGGCAAGAAGGCTTCTGACTACTTTACCAGCGAAGACCCCGTTGTTGTTGCAGAGCGCAATAAGATTATGGGGATTCCAGAAAAAGCGGAAGACTACAAAATCAACAGGGAGCTTGCATCCGGTGAGAAATTGGGCGAAGAAGGCGAAAAGATGTTCCGCGAATGGGCGGTTGCCAACAAACTTCCTGCACATTTGGCGCAACCTGCTATCGAGTTTCATGCTTCGATTGTCAAAAAGATGAACGAACAGGTAGCCGCCGCCGCAGAAGAACAGCGAGTGCAGGCTGAAAAGGCCATGCGCGAAGAGTGGAAAGGCGACCGTTTTGAGCATAACACTAAACAGGCTCGCAATGTACTGATGAACGAGTTTGGCTTAACGGCTGAGGATTTGGCTACGCCGATTGGCAACAGCACGAAGCTGGTCAAGGCATTGATTGAAAAGTACGTTCCGCTGGTTGGCGAAGATAAGATCATTGAAGGCTCAATGGCTGTTGGCGGTGGTTCTGCCGAAGACCAGATGAAGCAGATCAATATTGATATGCACAAAACTCCAGCCGGAACTCCAGAATACGCAAAACTGATGGAAGCCAAAAAAACTTTAATGTCTCGCATGAAATAGTGCTTGACTTATTAATTAGATTCAGTCTCAATAAGCGCATCTCAAAAAGATACCTCCATTTGGAGCCTTTGGCGAGATAGAGGCGAGAGCCTTAAAATCGAGGCATGACCCGCTTGGTGCGGATACTCGAAGCCGAAGTGTTCAGAATACGAATCTCTAAATGGAGAAAAATTATGGCTCAAAATATCAGTGACCTACAGGTCAAGAGCTTCGGTCAGAATTTCTACACGAATGTGGAACTCGCTGGCGGCAAGCTCCGTCCTCACATGACAATCGTTGGCTCGCAGTTCGGCGTGATGCCGTACCGCAAAGAAGGTATCTACCCTGTCTTTACAGGCGGCGGTCGTCCTTCCAAACGCATGACCCGTTTCGGCAAGACCCCGATTACCGAAGCAGATTATGGCAATCGCAAAGTTTCACGCGCTTTCTTTGAAGACGGTTTCTTCATTGACTGGCAGGATGTTGAACAGATCGCAGTTGATCTGAAACACCCCAAGATGATGAACTCAATGACCAAGTTCAAACGCGAAGAAGACATTATCGCTATGACGGCGGCTCTTGGTTCTGCAATGGGCGGCGTTGCTGGTGAAACTTCTGTTCCGCTGACAACAACGAACATCGTTCCGGTTACTACTGGTGTTGCTTCAGGCAATGCTGGCATGAACTATACGAAGTTCCTTGTTCTCAAGGAAAGTCTGGCAAAAGCGAATGTTGACATTGAATACGGCGCAAAACCCGTAATCGTAATGTCACCTCAGCAATACTACAAAGAACTGTACCTTGATGACAAGTTCATCAACAGCGGTTACTACAAGTTTGCTTCCGCTCAGGCCGACCAGTCGGTTAAGTCGTTCATGGATTGCACGATTGTTGTAATGAACAATGTGCCGTACATGGCTTCCTCGACTGCCGCTGAACTGACGTGGGATTCCTCTGGCAATGCGGTTGATACTGCATCGCTCGACATCCGCGCTTGTTTCGCCTTCATGCCTGACAGCATCATGCTTGAAATCTCGCCAGAAGTGGAAGCGGCTATTGCCCCTGACATTACTCGCGGTAACAACCCGCTTGCCTACCTGAAAATGGGTATGGGCGCAGTCCGTATGGAAGAAGCCAAAGTCTGGCTGGTTCCTTGTGACCAGAGCATCTAAAAGGAGATAAAACTATGGCTACACAAACAAATGCAATCGTAACTGCGCGAGCCGCAGGAACCATCAGCCGCCCAAATGAATATATGGGCGTTGTCCGTGCAATTCCGGTAAGTTTTTCCGGTGACTTTGCAGACGGCGACGTTTTGGTGTTCAGCGAAGTGATGGAACAGAACGCCAAAGTCATTCAGATCGACATTGCCAATACCGACCTCGGTACGGCAGTGACGCTTGACATTGGCTACACCGGAACTGCTGACGGGATTATCGACGGGGCAGACGTTGCCTCTGCTGGTATTGTCCGTTATGTCGGAACTCCGGTGGACGTTGGCGGAAAAGCAATCATCGGTACTGTAAAAGGTGCTTGGGATGCCGGAACGCTCAAAGGAACTATTCTGGTCGTAACTGACTGGTAATGCTCCTTGTTCAGATAAGGGGAGGACGTTACTCCCCTTTGTTTTTTCATCGTTCATGTTTTTGAAGGAGAGT